GATGCCGATCGCACTGCGTACAAGTAGTCGTCCGATGCTATTTCCATGTCGTAAAATCCCTGCAGACCAATGCCGAGATTCGCCTTCCATTGTGTCGCACCTGAATCGGTAAATTTGGTGATATACGAAAACCCAAATCCCGAAGAGGTCTGTTTTGTAGCAATGTACAGCCCGTTGCTAGAATCGAGTGCCACCCCCTGCACTTCTTCTCCCGCAGCAATCGTGACCGTGTATTTGATTGAGGCATCTGAATTGTACACTGTCGCTGCCGATAGCGTGGCGAGCACCAAGCATTCGCCGTTGTCGTAATAGAACCACGCAGTCCTCTCGAATGTTTGCCATTCAATTATGTCGAGGTCATAGTTGTAAATATGTCGAAACCATTTTGTGGCGTTCTGCGCAAGATCGCGACCGTTGCTGTTGTTTGAGACCACAGTCACTCGTGATTTTTTGGTCGTCAAATACGCAGGCACCGGGTAGTCGGGATGGAACAAGTAATCTATGTCGGTTGTGTTTTGAAATCGTTCGACATCGGATTCGGCCAATACATTGACGCTTTGCTGATCCGCCAGTTTGCGAATCCAGTAGTATGGCTGTGTACAACCGCAGCATCCAAAAAACATCACGCCACCTTATGCGCCGCAGCGCGACTGAATGATTTCCCATCCATGAACAAACCGCTGACACACCACCATTGTATTTGCAGGAACTGCGCCAAACCGACTTATGGCCACAATGTTGGTGCCTGTGTCTTGCAGTTGATATGTGTTTGGTGACTGCGGTGTGCCTGTATATACCGACACCGTAACCGACTGCTCAATGGCCACCGCCGAATCAGTCTTGCCTATGATGATCGGCTTACGTGTCTCAGCCCCGTGGGGAGTCCCGAGCTGCCACGACGGATCTGTCTGCGACAGCACAAGGCGGACGACCTCGGTAATCTGCCTCACCGCCTCGGGACCAAAGATGATGCCGTCGGACATGTGTCACACCTCGTAAATGCGGATCAGCAGCTTGGGCGTGCCTGCCGCTGCTTTGTGCCGAAAGGTGGCAGTGCTCTTGCAGTAGACCACGTGCGGAGCGCCGTTCGCCTTCAGCGTGCCCGCCGCGACCATGACACCACCCGACGCTGGCCCATAGTCGATGTCGTTCGTGGTGTCGAGATTCTGTAAGACCATCAGGCCGTTCGTTCCGAGCCCTGAAGAGGGAAACGCAGCTTCTGAGGTGCTCGTCGCCACGACAGCGGAGAAGAACCCCATCGTTGTCTGGTTGATACGGACACTGCTCGAATACTGGTCCTTGAGCCCGCCGGTAGTAGAGTCGACGGGATTGGCCAGCGTGGTGGCAAGCGACAGAGTGATCTCATTGGCCATGTGGCACCTACTGCAGTCGAATCAGGGAAAAGTCAGCCTCTTGGTAATCGTACCAATACCGATAGACCTCGGCACCGTCTGACACGGGTGGCTCTAGTGCCACACCCTGTCCGTCGAGTAGTGATGGTTCGACCGGCTCATTGCCATCTTTGCCGACCACGGGAACCAGGTTTGTGTACGGAGGAAGTGACTTGATCTCCCGCCTTCCACGGTCGAGTGTCTCAGGAATCCAGTAGCCCACAGTCTTTCCCTGCTCGACATTGGCAGTGAATCCAACGCCGATCACATCGCCCGCTTTGGTCAGCGTCTTTGTCGGCCCGATCTGGAACTGTACGGTGATGTCTCTTCCAGTTACGCCGCGCTCAATTCGCGGCTCGCTCACCTGAATGTCGGCGATTCGGCAGCAGTTTTTGGCTACGTACTCACCGTCGACCGTAAAGGTGTTGGAGTTGATCTTGTTGTTCAGCTCAAGAAGACCCGCTGGCTTGTTCCGGACAAAGTATTTGACCGTCGCGACCTTGATGGCCTCGTAGGTCGGAGTGATCGGGATGAACGGATCGCCCGCCGAGTTGCACTTCTTCTTCCCGCGTCGGTCGCGCTCTCGATACACCTGCTGGTTGCTCGTGGCCCACGAGATCTTCGGGGCCAGCAGCTCGGGGTCCCTCTGCTCATTCTGGTTCGTGTTCTGTCGCGTCGAGTATCGGCAGGTGACCGTCCAGATATTGGGTGACGCTCTTCCTCCCGAGTGCCGCGCTTGTCTGTCATCGTGGATCGCCGACGAGAACGGCGAGTATAGGGACAGCAGCGGTGGCAGCAGGGGGTTGTTGATCACGTCGCCAGCGTTGAAAACGGGGTCGTCAAAGATCAGTTCAAAGACGCGATCGTAGGTCTCCTGGCCCTGCAGGTTGACGCTCGCCGAGGCCCCGACAATCTCGTTGATCTGTGTCGCCATCAGTCAATCTTCTCCAGAATTGCAATGCGTGCCCCTCGGCCGGGGTCGAGCTTCTCGCGGATCGCTTCCAATGCCCTTGTGGCGGATTCCTCGGCCCGCACAATACGTTGCAGCAGGTCCGTCTGTGGATCTTGCTGCATGCGGGAACGGGCCAGCGACTCATATGCCGTGGACGACTCGAATGCCGCCACGCCGACGTTGGCCATGCCTGCACGCGACTGTGCCATGATCTCGCGACGACGACGCCCGAGGAAGTTCAGGCGATATTCGATGTCGGCTTCCTGCTCTTCCAGTTCCCGCGGTCCGGCTGGTCCCTTTCGCAACTCATCAACTCTCTGGAGGATCTTTTCCACTTCCTTTTCGGCCATGACGCGATCCCTCATTTTCTGTTCCATAGCAGTTTCATTCTTGTTGCGTTCTTCTGCGAATTTGGCAAGCTGTGCTTCAAACTGTAATGCCCCCTTGTCATAGGCCGCACGCTCCTCTTTTGTCATTCTCAGCTTTTCCACGCCTTGCGGAATTGCGCCTGGACCCGCACCTGCCCTTCGCCGCATTTCATCGAGTTTCGACCATGCTGAAAACATGAGTTGTTGCTCTGCCTTAACGCCAGCCTCCGCGCGATTCATTGCCTCTTGTTGATTGAAAGCCGCATCTTCTTCTGCCTGCGCCTTATTGCGTGCCAGCTCCGCCGCCCGGAGCCTCTGCTTTGCCTCTGCGAGTTGTCGCATGGCGGCCAGTTCATCTTCTAGTTGCCGACCGCGTCCCGCCTCCTCTATTGCACGCGCCGGGCGAAATCCGAACTCGTTGGCCGCCCTTTCTTCTGCCGCCTTGCGTTGACTCTCTGCATATTTTGCCCACGCATCGGCAGCAATCATCACGCCAGTCGCAAGTGCGACTATCCCGAGTTCCACAGACATCACCGCCGCCCCAAGGCCAGCCATTCCGCCTTTTGTCTCGGCCAGCAATACCCCTAGGCCGCTCATGTTATTTGCCGACGCACGAACCGCACCGGCGAGACCGCCGGTTCCGAATACGGTCGCCGCATCTTGAACGCCATATCCGAGATTCAACACAGCATACTTCACTCGGTTCGCAGAGTTGGCCATGCCGTCAAGCTGACGAGTCGCTTGACCATTGCCACGATTCGACGCATCCATTTGCTGCTGCTGGATGTCATCGCGCTGCTGCAACACATTGTTCAGCTCGCGCTCTTTCTTGATGCGAATATCCGCTGCCGCAACAAGGTCCCCTTGCTGCATCGCCTCTTGTTCGCCCGGCAGGTACATCCGCTTGTTGAGAACCGGCAACTCAAGGCTACTGGCCTGTGCGAACGCCTTTTTTTGCGCCTCTTCAAAGTCTCTGACGTGCTGGTCCATTTGGGCGAACATACGCGGCTTGCCAGTCCCGCCACGCTCCATCTTCCGCATGAAGTCGTCGAGTGAATCTGCCAGCTTGGTGATAGCCTGCTGTGCGGGATCGACATTCGCAGAGACGCCAACTGTCAGCGTGCCGAGACTTTCACCCATTCTTGACCTCGACTTGCCTCAGTCCGTGCATTTTGGCCCACGCATTCAGCTTGGTGGCCACATCGTCAGCCGTCCTAGATGACTCTCTCGCCTCAGTGATCCCGAGACCGAAACCCTTAGGAAGGAACGTGCCCATTTTCAGGTTCTCCGAGTTTCTCGACCGGTTCACCTGGTAGAGCATCCAGAGGATCGCGTCCGTCTGTGCCCAGTCATCGCCGAACGGCTGGATGCGGTAGTACGCCTGCCACTCGGCAAACTCCTGCGCATCCATCCGTTCCTGAAGCTCTCGCACCGTACACCCAAGGTTCCGGGCCAGAAAGAACCAGAACAGTCGGCTCGGGTGCGACCTCAGTTTTTTTCGGCGGCCTCGATCTCATCTGCACCGATGCGATTCAGTGCAAATGCCTCGGAGAACAGTTTCTCCAGCAGCTTGCCGTTCCAATCGCAGATGTGCGGCACATCATCCAATGTGGCCAGCGGGTTGCCGTCTCCATCACATATCGCCAAGGCTACCAGTGTGGCCTGACTGCGGACGTACTGCTTGGTTTCCTGTGCTTGCCGGACACTCTCGGTGTATTTGTCGAGTTCAGTTCCAGTGAGAACCTTCACACACACCGTCACATCGGGCATGAATTCCGACACATTAACAGACGTGCGCTTGACGCGCTTGGCGGCCGAGAACAGTGCATCTTTGGTTGTCATGATCAGCTCGCTGCATTGACAGTGACCGCGCCGGTCCACTTGATCGTCGCCGTGGCGGTCATGATTCCATTGATCGGCACGGTGGGCTCGTAGGCGGTCATGAACCCAGTGCCAGTCCACGTAGCCGCCGTGGTAGCCCCGGCCGCCATCGGGTAGGTGATCGTGATGCTCTCGGCAGCCCCCTCGATGGGGGGGTCCTTGGAGGCGTCGAACAGAATCGTCACCCGCAGCTCGCCGTAATTGACCAGCTTCTCGGGAATGAACGTGCGGGCCGTCGTGGTGGCACTATGAGTCGTCTCCAATGCTTCCCGCCGCATCGACGACGGATTGATGTCCGTAATCCACGCGAAGAAGCCAGTGCCAAACGTAATCGCTGCGGAGTGGCCCTGCATCGGGGCTGCTGTCACAGGCATGTCTCAGTTCCTTTCAAGTTGTGGGGATGTCGTCCGATGGCTGGTTCTTCGCCAACCGTTCCATGAGCTTCATGCGGACTCTCTGCTTGACTTGCTCCTTCGTCTGCTCCATCGACTTACGAAGCATTCCGTGGCCTGGCACCTGCTTGCCATTGCGATGCTTGAATCCCTTTTCGACCAAGTGCAGATATTTCGTGGGCTTGCGGATCTTCTTCGATGTGACGACCAGCGGAACACCTGCCCGCTTCGCCTCGCCCTTCTTGCGGAAGTAGCTCTTCATGGCTGGGCCGAAGATCTTCCGGCTGGCCCCGACGAGTGAATACAGCTTGCGACTCGTGTGCTTGCTGTCCTTTGTCTGCAGCGCCTTCTGCAACCATCCGGTGTACACTGGTGTCTTCTGCTTTGCGACCTTTTTGATCTCTGTTGCAGCCGCATGCAATGCCGCCCGGGTCGCCAGCCGCAACGTGCGATTGCTTATGTCACGCAGCTTGACGATCAGGTCCGTGTCCATGTCAACGGACGCCCGGAACTCGTTCGGATGTGGCTTCCTTTGGTACTTCATCACGTCACCGAGTGCATGATGCGATAGATCCCGGACACTTTGACCGAGATCAGATCCAACTCATCGTGTGACAGATCCTCGAACATCCCCGCGTCACTCGACGCCATCATCCCGAGAGACACGGACAACTTCCGCGACAGTCCGTCT